CAGTTGAGTGACTGTCTAGTGTGACTTTAACTGTTCTTTGTTGTTCTTGTTCTGTTGATGCTGTAAATGTATGTGCTAGTCTACCACCTTGTGACCCACCGTTTGCTGTATCGTCTGTTATAACATCATCACTAGAGCTATCGCCCCAATCAATGGTATATTGTACAGTTGCACTACCAATGTTTGTTGTATTATTGTCTAGGTAAACTGTAGCACCGTCATCCCAAAAGTTTATTGGTGATCCGCCACTTGACGCAGAATATATAGCAAAACTTACTACAGGATCTGCTGTAAAGATTGTGATATAATCTTCTCTAGTTTTACTTGCTGTTGACCCTGTGCCTGAACCTTGATTGTTAAACGCTGTTACTGTAACATCAAAAGGTGATCCTGTGTTTGTTGCATATGTATGTGTTGGTGTTGAATCTGTGGTAGCTGTAGTAGTGTCACCATCGCCCCAAACAATAGTATATCTGTTGGCATTTCCTGTTGCTGTGATAGTCAGTGTTACTGTTGTACCTGCTCCACCACTTGTTACATCAGCTGAGAAATCTACATTTTTAACGAACGTACTACTTCTTACATTTTCAATTACTTCATTTAAATCATCAATGGCATCAGTTACTTTGGTTGATGTTGTCCAATTAACGTATGCTCCGTCTGATGTCAACGATCCATCAAGAGCTGAACCTAAAACTATTGTATTGCCTTTAAGTGCTCCACCTTCACCAATCTGTTGATCTACATATTGTTTACTGGCCGCATCGTTACCAACTGTTGGCATGGCAATGTTAGATAGTATAGCATTTCCAAAATCTGTAGTAGATAAAGTAGCCAAAGAGAAAGTTGCTGGTAGTGTTTTAAAATCACCAATACCAAATCGTTTGTTCGCTACGTCCCAATATGTAATAGTTGGCCCATTCGATGTTATCGAAATATCAGTGCCTTTACGATCTAAATTGGATACTAGAGAATACCCGGGAACTCGACTAATTGCCATTTAAATTTTCCAATCTTTCTAGTATTTATCAGAAAATTAAGAAGGCTCTGTAGAATTCAATCCGTGTATTACAGTAATTTGTGATGATGTTGTTGGGTTGGAATTAAAATGTATGTCAGTGCCTGATACTGCATTGGCAACAAATTCATAATTAGTTCCAGGGATTTGATAAACAGTTCCAACATGAACTAAAATATTAGCCGCCCATAAGTCTGGATCTGTTACATTATAATCGAACGATAACGGACCATAATTCGCTACTGAATTATCTCCAGTGAAACTATCTTTAGTAACTAATGCTTTTGCACTACCAACAGTTGATACTGTTTGCCACGCATTAGCTGTGTGTGCGTAATGTTCAAGTTTATCTGATGTTGTACTATAACGTAATGACGTTTGATTTGTAGTTCCGGCTACATTTGACCTAAAACTAGCTGACGTAGCTTGAAGTCCTATAGCATAGTTGCCAGATGAAAATATAGTATTTTTTGCAAAGCGTCCCATTTATATTCCTATATAGCTTATAGTCATTGAAATAGCATTAGAAGCATCAGTATTAGCTTTTAACATGTCACCATCTGATAATATTAGTTTTTCGCTGTCAATAACATAAGTGTCACCTGTTTGTAATTGTATACCTGAGTATACTCTATGACTTAATGTAGTTAACGTATTTCCTGTTGGGCATACGTAAATATCAAATGACCTTGCTGAACCGTGTGTGTTACAAAGATACATAGCTGTGATTGCACTTGCTCCACTGCTGACATATACGTTTGCCGCATTGCCTGTCGTTATTAAAGAATTTGTTATCGCCATTTTCTATTCCTATAAAATTATTGAAAACACTATGGCTTTCGATTTTGTTACTAATTCATCAGAGGCTGTATTACTATTTACTACAAACAATCCGCTACCTGCACTACCTACTGCGTCTGCGTATATTTTTGATTTATCAGCTGTTGCTGTTGGAACATATGTAGTTTCGTCAAACTGCAAATGAAACCCGTTAGTTTCTAAATTTCCACCTAACTGCGGAGTGGTGTCTTCTACAACATTGGATAGACCACCGCCACCTGCTGTTAAAATTGTGTTAAAAGTTGTACCGTTGGTAGTTAATTCCCATACATCTGATGTTTCGTTCCATCTAATGCCAACGTTGGCCTGTAATCCTCTGTCAACTTGAAGTGACGCAGTTCCGGGTGATGCATTACCGCCTACGCCCCATCCTGGTTCTCCTACATTTAACGTAATATCTTTATCTTGTACATCAGTATTTGTTACTGTGGTAGTATCATAAACTCCAGCAACATGTAAGTTACCGGTCATGAAGACATCTGGGGTATCTATAGTATAATTTGTATTAAGTCTTTTAAATGCGGCCATATTATTTTATTTCCAGTTTCTATTATTTATCCTCTAAACTAAAACTCAAAAAAATAGCACCCGAAGGTGCTATTTTTAATATTATAATGATTAGTCGTTTGTTGATATCTTAACGCTAACATTAGCAACTGCCGCATTTGGATTCCATGGCACTTGTGTACCATTCCCAAACTGTGTACCATTAATTCTCACACCAAGTGTTACTGTACGTGAATTAAGTTTCGTAATATAGTATGATGCTCCTGTGCTTTCAGTTACTGTTATTGCACAATTCCCTTCTGCTGACGGTCCACCAGCCGCTAGTGTTGTTGCACTACCTTCTAATGTTACAACGCCTTCGCCTTCATCATTTGCTATGTTATATCTAGTAGAGCCTTTTTGTGAAATAATGTCACCAATTCTTCCTGTTCCACCACCTGTAATCCATGCATTAGCTTGAATAGTATTACCTGTAGTTACTGCTGGAACTAGTACTGTTGTTAATGATCCAAGTCTACCAACGTCACCGAAGTTAACTGGTGAACTGATTGCCGCTGTGTTAGCAGTTGACATTGTGATATTACCTGAAGCTTCGTCAACACTAACAACTCTTGTTGGGTTGCCTTTTGTTAATGTTGTAAAGAACACATTAGCAACCATACCAGGGTAAATACCTTCAGTTACACCTGATGAAAACTTAAATACTTTACCTGCAATTTGTGTAAATCCATCTACTACTACGTTAGCTGGTTTTACAAATGTTACAGCCGGAGCAGATGTATAACCTGTACCAGTTGTTGTTACTGTTGTTGATGCTACATTACCGTTACCTGGTGCTCCATCTGCAGATGCAACAAAAGTAATACTTGCTTCTGCTCTAGTACCACCAATTGGTGATTCTGCAATGGTTATAGTTGTGCCCGATGAATAACTATTAGCTCCATTAACTTTCAATGACGCCACTCCTTCTCCGCCTGCGGCGCCAGCTAATCCGAAATATCTTTTACTTAGTGGTCGTCCCATTTTTGTTCTCCGTGTATTTTACTTTAATTAACTAGCTTGTGCATCTATCACAATTTCGCCGGCAGTAGTTGCCGCTTTTGTAGCTTCACCACCACTGGTGTATGCTGTAAAAGCTGAACCATTAACACCTGATAGTGCAAAAGTATTTGTTGCAGTACTTGCTACTGTGTATGCAGTTTCGGTATTAAGCTCAGTCATTCCTGCAACTTTCATGATTGACACTTTAGTTCCGTTTGCAAAACCGTGCCCGGCTGATGTAATAACAACTGGATTTGCCCTTGTAGCTCCAGTAATGACAGCAGTATCTGTTAATGCTCGTGTGCTATCAGCATTTTTTTCATATCTGTGGTTAGTTGACGCTTCAACTTGAGCTTTTCTGTTGTAAAGTTTTGTTACCTGTTGTGTAGTACCATCACTGTCAGTACTGTTGATACAGAATTCACTAGCACCTAATGCGCCAATTGACTTGTTGACTAGTGTACAAGTTTCTTCTTTAGATCCGTCTGTAACAATAAATTTGTTTGCTGATCTTTGTTTTGTGATATGCGCCTCAGTTAGGATTTCTCCGCCTGCCGCAAATTTAACTGCTGTTACTTGAATTTTTCCTGTTCCATCACCGATGAAATTCTTATTTACAGGTCTTCCCATTTTTTTTCTCCTTCTAAAGCACCCGTTCTAACGGGTACGCAGTTTTGTCTGCATAAACACAGTATTGTGCCATAGTATTTATCTTCAGCCAAAAAAAAGCACCCCTAAAGGTGCTTTTTTAATGTTACTAGGTTTGTAACCTATCTTACATAAGTTTAACTTATGAGAATGATAAGTTTGAAACAGCTACTTCTTCTAAGTAGTCTGCCGCATTACCAAGGGATGACGCTGTGTTTGATAATTCAACATAGCCATATCTTGTCATGAAGCCTACTACTGGTTCGAAAGTACTTGGATCTAATACAACACCTGAGCTCATTAGTGGAACGTATGGGCAATAGAACGCCGCCGCATCTGCTTCACTTGAACCTTTATAACCTACTAGTACTGCTTGTGAATCAGCCGCATATGAATCAACATAAATTTTCATTGCTGAGTTCAATGTACCTACAAACTTAGTGTTTGTTGGAGCTTCAAATGTACCTTCAGTTGTTCTTGCGAACGCTGAAGTAGTAGCAGATTGTAGTACTGTTAACGCCGCTGGCGATACAACAGCCCAGTTACCTGCGCCTCTACGTGTTCTTTGAGCGATTAAGTTTGCCGCACGGTTTACTGTAACCGCTAATGCCGCATGTTCATCACCAACGAATGTAGCTGTACCAGATACTGCCGCTTGGTTATATGTAAATGTTGAACCTGATAAACTTCTTAATGAAGCTAGAACTTCTTGGTCAATTTCAACAGTAATCTCTTGAGCTAGTGCCGCCATGATTTCAGCTTCTACGTCTAGACCGTGCATTGCTTGAGCGTCTTGAGCCGCTTCAAAAGTCCAACGTGCTGATAACTTACGTGTTTTAGCTTCAACAGTTTGTTTTAAGATTTGAACGTTAATTCTACGACCTGCTTGGCCTTCTAGTGCTGATGTATTAGCCGCTAGTCCAGCAGTACCGTCACCAGAGTAAGCAACGCCTACTTTGAACGGTGATAATGCTTCATCACCAGCTGTTACGTCATTTGCTGTACCTGTTGCATTGTTTGTATCAGCATAACGTACTCTTAGTGTATGAATTTGAGCAACTGGGCCAGTCATTGGTTGTACACCAACGATTTCGTTAGCAATAACAGTTGGCATTACTCGTCTAATTACAGGAAGAATAACTCTGTTTAATGTAGCAACGTTACTAGAACTTGTTGCGCCACTTGTAGCGTTTTCTTGCAAGTGTTTCTTTGTGTTTTCTAAAATTACGGACATAGTCGATCTACGTGCGCCTTGTAAGCCTTCTAACAGAGCGTCCTTAGTTTCGTTCCAACGTCCTTCTAATAGTTGGGTTGTCATTTCTTTATTTCCTTTAAAAAAAAATTTATGCTATTATAGCCCTGCTAAACGTCGAATTTCTACAACGTTGTTGAGATTTTCTTCGCTGGCTTTAGCAGATTTATCACCAGATACTTCTACACGACTTTCAGCTAACGTGGGCTTGTCGGCCTTCGGTTTGCTTGTGTTGTTTAGAACTGCTGGCAAATACTTTTCGTATGCATTCTGAAGTCTATCAGTTTGCACACTTTCGAGTAAGCTAGACATTACATCAGCTTTCTCTGTGTTTAGAGGTTTCAATAATTCGTCAAGTTTATTCTTGCGATTTACACTTTCGTTAATCATTTTAACTTCATGTTTACTACTTTCAACTAGAGCTTCTTTTTCTTCGATTGCTTTTTGACTCTCAGCTATGATTGATTCTTTTTCATCAATTGTTGCTTGAAGTTTAGCAAGTTCAGTGTTCTCATTTAAATGAGTTACAGCAAACTCGTTTGCAAACGCTTCAAAGATACGACGTCCAAACATGTTCTCGCGAGCTGAGTGGATGTCTTCTTTTAGTTGAGCTAATTCTGAGCCTAGATTATTTGTTACTGATTCCTTAACAAGTTTAGCTGATCGTTTAACAAAAGCTGATTGTAGTTCTGCTAGTTTTGACTTAGCTTCTGCTACTAATTTAACTTTAGTTTCAACAACTGCTTTCTTGTCTTGGTCAAACTCTTTAATTTCTTCAGCTAGTGCATGGATAACAAATTTCTCTAACTTAGCAATAGCTTCAGTTTGAGTTTTGCGATCTGTGCGTAGCTCGTTGATTTCTTCAGCAAGTTTATTAACCATAAAGTCATTAAACTTACCAGCATTTTCGACCATTTGTGTTTTAAACTTAACACGGTCTTCTGCAAGAGCTTGTTTCTCATCGGCGAACTCTTTAAGTTCAGCGGTAAGATTTTCAGTTACCATTTTGTCTAGAGCTTCAACCATTACATTTTTGTCATGTTCGTAGCGACCAGCAAACTCTTCACGCAATTCAGCACGAATAGTTTCTCTGGCTTCATTAATTTGTGATTCCCAAGCTTCGTTTATCGTAGCTTGAGTTTCTTCATTAATGATGCCACTATCTAACAATGGTTTGATAGCGTCTAACATTATGATCTCCTATTTAATTTTCAAATCTTTGATTAGTCTAGTTACAGACTGTTTCAAATATTTTTGTACTCTTTGATCTGCACTGGCCTCACGTGCCATTTCGAATACCTGTTGGCCACCTTTCATATTCATCAGTCCTTCGTAAATCGCTGTTGGATATGCATTAGGGGCACTAGGTTGTGCAACTACATCGACTGTGACTATTTCGAAGTCACTTACTTTGCCGTCTCCCTCGTTAACGTTTCCGCTACCACGAGATGAAACACCAAGTTTTACTCCTGATCCCAACATGGTCTCAACTAACTGACCCATTGGAGTAGGAAGAATTTTTAATTTACCGAAGCCATTAGGTCCGTCCATCCACATATTTTCAATCATATGTGAAACACGGTCTAAATTAATTTTCAAATCATCAGGATGATCTACTTCGCCTAAGACGCTATAGCCACCCTTGATTTGTTCATTTAATGTAGAAACGGCTGTTTCAATCTCTGTTATAGGATATACACGTTCATTGTGATTTTTTACACCACCCTGAATGAATACTCCTTTCATATATAAGTCCTTACCACTACCGTCTTTCTTGTCTTCAGATAGGACTTCCATCCCAGCTTGGGTAAATGTTAAGTGCTCTTTAAGATATGTAGCCATTGTTGTTTCCTAATTAACCGTCAATTGGTGAATCTGTATCTGTACCTGGTGCTTGCTTGTTATCTGCTTTTTCTTTCTTACTATAAGCTTTACCTGCTTTAGCGCCTGGTTTGTTTAATGGATCTTTAACTAAATCGCCTTTTGGTTGAGGTGCTTTAGCTGGTTTAGTACCGTCTGGGTTACTTTCACCACCTAAGTCCATGTTTACTGCTGTACCGCCCATGTCGTTTTTGCCTGCTACTGGTGATTTAGTATCTGCACCTTGGCCGTCAGTTACAGGAGCTGGAGCTTTTTCAACATACTCTTTAACAACTTCTGCTTCTTCTTCAACAGTTTCTTCAGCAACTTCTTCAGCATCTTCGTCAACAGTTTCTTCTTTAGCTTCTTCAACTGCTTCTTCCTCAGAATCTGTAGCTTCTGCCATTGCCATTTCTTCAGCATCAACTGCTACTTCAGCTTCAGGCTCAGCATCTTCACCTGCCATTAGTGCATCAAATTCTGCTTTTAATTCGTCAAGTGCATCTTCAAGATCTTCAACACGGTCTTCTACATCTTCTTCTTCAGTTGGTGCTTCATCAGCGTCAACTTCCATGTCCATTTCTTCTTCAGCGTCATGATCTTCAGCGTCATGATCTTCTTCGTGTTCTTCTGAAATACCTTCATCTTCTGTGCTGATTTCGTCTACTAAGTCAGCTACTTCTTCAGTAGATTCTTCAGTAGATACTTCGTTTAGATCTGCATCGTCGATTAAGTTTTCATATATATCGCGTGATTTTTCAACAACGATATCGTGGAATAATTCTCGAGCTTTTGCGTCTTCATCATTAATGATGTGCTCAATAAGTTGTTCATACTTGTTCATTACGGTGAACTCCTTTTAAAAATAAAAATTTAAATCTTTGAAATCAAAATGTCTCATTTGTTCGTTATGTAATGTATTTAACGATTTATTTGGTTTTATAGGTTAAATGCGTTGTTTTTGATTGTTTTTGAAGGATAATTACAGCGAGGTTGCGTCTGATGCTGGTGCTTTGTACTGATTACGCACTGTGTCTAACTTTTGTTCGTGTTCTAGTTTACGTACATCATTCATTATACGTAGTCGATTTAACTGTTTTAATGTTAATTTAGTTTTACGTAGGTCATTGAGTTTGGCTACGGAGTTGTCGTCTTTTTCCGTTTCATAACCATGTGGTGCTGTTTCAAAAAATTCTAGTATGTTCATAAGTGTATTTACCAATCTTATAAATTTAGATCACCACCGGGTGCTTCTGGACCACTGCCTGTTGTTTCGGGCCCACCTAAATCTGTAGGTTCTCCTGTGGGTGCTTCTGTAGGTGCTAGATCATCTAAGTCTGATTGCAGTCCAGCAGTTGTTACACCTACTGATCGTAGTCCGGCTTCTGGTGCTGATGATGCCTCTCCACTTTCGTTTTCTTCATTCCACATTTCTTCATTCTCTTGCATTTCTTCTTCACTAAGATCTAGATAGCGTTTAAGTAGGAAACGTTTTGAAAGATAAGGTGTTTGTTCTAACTGAGTAAATGCTTGTATGCGAACAGAATCGACTTCTGCTTGTCTATATTTGGCAAAGTTTTGTGGTTCATTGAAACGAAGCTCAAACACAGAACCGTCAATGTTAACTCCTCTCCATCTCATAAACATTTTAAATTCATGATCTAGTGTGCCTGCTATTAAACTTTGTAAGCGTTTACAGTATTGGTTAAATCTCCATTCTTGGATTAATGCTGTAGTAGCACGACCGTCGTTGTATTGTGCGTTACTTTCATCAGGTCCTGTTGGCAAATATGAACTAGGTACTCGAAGTCCACGTGCCAATTTGTTGTTAAAGTATCTAAGATCATCAATCTCTCCTAGATTCTGTCCACCTGGTAGTGTAGTAACATCACTGCCTCTACCGTCTGCTGTTACTGGGAAGAAGTAGTCTTCGTTTGTACTTAATGGGTTGTAAGTAGCATCTTGCATGTTTTGTCCGCCACCCGTCTGCGTTGGTATGCGTCTTTGGTGTATTTCATTTTTAATACGATCAACAAAAGCCATCGCCATATGACTTGGCATGTTACCTACGTCAATTTTGAACACTCTACGTTCTGGTGCACGCTGTATTCTGTATATAAGTATTGCGTCTTCTAACAGTTGTTTTTGTTTGAATATCTTAAACACTGACTCTAATATACTGTTACCGAAAGGCCAATTAAGATCCAATCCTTCTGTTAAACTTAGATGTACCACATGCTCTGCATTAATAGGTGCTTCATTTTGTGCATGTGCGAATCTACTACCACCTTCATATGGTGTGTTTGCTTGTGTGTAGGCTCCGTTTGGGCCTCCTACTTGGGGAGCGTTTAGATATGTATCACTAGATGCAACTGATGTAGCTGTTAGATTTTTAAAGTTAATGTTAAGATCTTTAATTAGATATTGTTCTGGTTCTTTGCCTTCGCTTTCGTTAACAATGACTTTAACTACTTTGTGCATTTCTGTCCAATAAAGTTCAAACGTTTCTGGATCACGTAGAAATACCTGATCTCCATATTTTAAAACATTACGAACTAATTTAAATAGTCTCTTATTCAGCTTGTTAAGACTACACCATTGATTCAATTGATCTTTAAGGATTTTAATTTCGTTGTCTGTTGGCTTTTCTTTGAAGAATAAATCAAACCCAGTACCGTTTTCGATATTGTCCTGAGTCATGAATTCAGCTAGTATGTCTAAGGCCGCATTGATTTCTGAATCTTGATCCATTTGTTCGTATTGGTTGTATCTCTCTGTTCTGTTAGGATGTCCAATATAAACTTCTGGAAGTTTACTAGCAAAATTACGATACCCTGGATCAACGGAGTTACTACTGCTACCGCCACCACCTAATGGGCTCATTAGTCCGCCAGCTTCTGGATTTGCTGATTTGAAATACTTTTTCCAACCTGCCATAATATGTTCTCTTTAACTATAGTTTGCAGTATTTATCAGGCTAGTAACTGTTCTGTGCTATTTGTGATGTTAGATTGTTGTTTTTCTGTAGAGTACGCAGTACTTCACTCATCACAGCTGTCTGTTGATTCAGTGATGCTGTGATACTACTACTGTCTAGACTTACAGGAATTGTCTTGTTGTCGGGTAGTGGAACTACTGCTTCTGTACCGTGTAGTACTTCAGTATAACCACTTACAGGTCCTGTACTGATGCCGCCGGTTGCTAGGCCGGGTTTATATTCCTTACCTATTCCTAGTGCGTTTGCATTCGGAAATAGATCTGTGCTGGGTGTATCTGTACCCTGGATCTCATTTCGGAAGTTTTCAACTACTTGGCTTGCGGCTTGAAGACCTATACCAGCAATAGTGGCATACATTTTTAGTAGTGGTGTTAGTAAGGCTTCAAAACTGATTGCTAATTCTTGAGCCGCGGATGTGGCCTTAACCATTCCTGTAGTTAACGGATCTGTTGTGTCTTTAAGTGTTTTTACAGAGTTCTTTGCTGTTTCGACAGCTTCTTTTGTAAATTTAATAGATTGGTTATAGGCATCTAACCCAGCCTGTGCTACAGTGTTCAATGATGAATCACCTGTTGCAAAGCCTGCAACAAACAATGCTTGGTTTTTCCTAAAAGCGTCAACCATTGCTTGTGAATACTGTGCATTAGCATCTGCCACTGCTGTAGCATCAAATGTTTCAGAAAGAAACTTACCATAAAGCAATCTACCTTTTTCTGCGGCCGCGGCATTTGTTGCTTCGTATATTGCCGCATCCTTGTTTATTACAGCTCCATTGAATATCACCCTATCTCTAAATGCTTTTTGCTCTATCGCAGTCATCTGAGCCATAGCGGCATCAATTTGAGCGGCTTGTTCTGGACCCATTTTGGCTAGTTCATTTTGGAATGCCGCGATCTGATTTTGTTCTTGCACCTGTTTAGTTTTGGCTTTAGCATCCTCACCTGTTAGTGCGGCCACTAGTCTCATATTTTCTGCAAGTTTTTGTGTTTCAGTAGCTAGCACAGCTGGGTTAACTGATTGTGCTGTTCTTCGTATATTGCCCATAACTGTAGCAGTTATTTCTGCTTGCTCTTCAAACCCATATCCTAGATTCAGTAGTTGTGTTCTTATTCTACCATTGTTTTGATCAAATATTCGTCCAGTGTCACCAACCATGCGAGCACCTTCAGCTACACCCATTCCACTCAATGCAAGGTCTTGAGACTGTTGACTTATTACTTTAGAAAACTGTTGTAATGTTAACCCAGCACCCACACTAGCTTCACGCATGGCTGTTAGTCCACCTGCAAACACAGCACCGTTGCCAACAATGGTATTAAAGGCGTTATTTGTTTTTTCTAATTCTTTGCTGAGGATGTCGACCCCAAATTGCATTAGTTTTTTAGCTTGATCAGCAGTATAAGTTATTCCTGCACCGATTCCACTAGCAATTCCACCGATACCAGATACTAATGGATTTAAATTGTTTGATAGGGACTCGCCAAATTTTCCTACCATAGCACCAAACACACCAATTGCACCACCAGCAAAATCTATTGCAGTTTTTAACATAGTTGTTGACATAGTAACGCCACCAGCACCACGTTGCATATCGTTTGTTAGGTCGCTGATTAATTTAGATGATCCAGTGAGTAGATTTTTAGTGAATAGCCTAGTTGCTTCTACGGTCCGTATATTACTTGCTTCTTGAACTAGCTCCTTTCTTTTCTGTAGCAGTTGGTTTCTTTTAGCTTGGTCATTAGCAGTGTTGCCTAACTCGTCAAGAGCATCGTCAAGATTATCAATTGCACTAACCATTTGGTTGAAGCTAACATTGCCTTGTTTAATATCTTTATTAAACTGTTCTACCGATTTCTTGAAGTCACCCGTACCTTTCTTGGCGGCACTAGTAAATACCTGAAGTTCAGAGGTTGCGGTACCAAATCCTTCTTCGAGCTTTTTCAGTCTTTCGATTATGTCCTGGAGATCTTCTTCGTTCATATATTTTTATTTGCCTGTGTTTTTGGTGCTATAAATAGTGTTAAGGACTATTCAATTATATATATTTATAGGATTTTCAACCATGGAACAAAACACTCCACAAGTTGCCTCAAGCAATCCACTATCTAAGCATTTTAGACAGCCTGCGATTTATTTAAAGTTACCTAGTGATGGTAAGTACTGGACTAAAGACTCTTTGTCTATACCACCATCTGGCGAAATTGGCATTATGCCAATGACTACCAAAGACGAAATAACTTTAAAAACTCCAGATGCACTGTTAAACGGGCAAGGAGTAGTTAATGTAATACAGAGCTGTTGCCCGGACATAAAAGATGCTTGGCAAATGCCTAGCATTGATGTTGATGCTACTCTTATCGCAATACGTATAGCTAGCTATGGTAATCAGATGGATTTCACTTCGCAGTGCCCACATTGTAAAACTGATCAGGATCATGCTATTGATTTAGGAGTTACCTTAGGAACTATTACTGCTCCTAATTACGAAGTTCCTTTAAAAGTTGACAGTCTAACCATACAATTACACCCACAGCCGTACCTTAGTCTTAACCAAACTAACATGATCGCATTTGAAGAACAGCAGATAGTTAGGAGTTTAGGTGAAGTAGAAGCCGATCCTATCGAGGCAAAAAAACGCTTTGACGAACACCTTGCTAAAATAATCGATATGAACATCAGCTTGCTAGGTAGTAGTACTAAATCTATCACAACCGAAGATGGTACTGTTGTTACTGATTCAGATCATATCAATGAGTTTTTTGCCAATGCTGACACTAAAGTTATTAAAAAAGTACAAGACTATCTCAAAGAACTCAGTGACATAGCCAACATTAAACCTGTTGGTGTTACATGTACCAACGAAGAATGCAGTAAAGAGTTTCCTATAAACATCACATTCGACTACGCAAGTTTTTTCGTATAAGGCTCTTGTCTCTAGAACCTTCAGAAGTCGAAGAATTAATCAAAGGCTATGAAGATGAGGTAAGAGCCTTAAAAGATGATTCATTAAGGTTAGCATGGTATATGCGGGGAGCTCTCAGCTATGACGAAGCCATGATGCTTGGCCTATCAGACAAAGAAATACTGGCCAAGATAGTCAAAGATAATATCAAAACAACAGAAGAAACCAAATTACCGTTCTTTTAGAATGTGGCTTTTTCACAACAGGATATATAGTTATGCCATTGACGAATCACTTAAATGGTGTTATTATATAACAGTAAGACTACCTAAATAGTAAGCAGGATTAATTATATGCTTTAACTATTGGTCTTGCTTTTTAAACAGGGATTAAATCCCAGGAGGAAGTAAAATGGAAGTATTAAAAAACATTCAGAAATGGAGTTCATCTATAGCTGACGTAGCAGTATCACTAATGGCAATGTTTATTGTCTTAGAACTACTTGGCGTAGGTAACATACCGTTTTTTCCAGAAGTTAACGTAATCGGTAACGTAACTGGAGTAGTTAAATCTTTAGGAGCTGAAGGC